TGATGATTACTTTATCTCAGAAAACAACGACATCTTGACGGTTAAGGTCGGCAAGAAATCAATAAACTTTCCCACCGCCGGGTTACTCTCTTGGTCTGTTCAGGAAAATGAAAAACAGAATGTCGTGTCTCTCCGAAAGGGCGAGCAGAAAGGCCCCTCTGGATTATGTGGTCGAAATAGACGTTCCAGAAAACGAGATGACCATGACAATCCAGAGAAGGGGAATGCCAATGGCGAGCGAGGCGGACCTAAGAAGCCTCGCAGGGGTGTTTCAAAAAACAAGAAAGTAAAAGAAAGTAGTGCTATAGTCACGGCGAAAGAGGCTGAGTGACATGGCAGAGTCATCGAAAAAAGACGCTTGCTACAGCAAAGTAAAAGCAAGATATCGCGTATTCCCCAGTGCTTACGCATCCGGGGCTATTGCCAAATGCCGTAAGGTTGGGGCCAAGAACTGGGGCAACAAGGCCAAGAAAATGGCTGATGGTGGCTCCATGACCAAGGGATGCGGTGCTGTAAGGCCCAGCAGACGGAAGCGATACAAAAAGTTCTGATGGACGAGTTCGTGAATTTTTGGCCGATTGTATCGGGCGTTATTGTGGTTGCGGCTCTTGCTGTTGCATTCAGGGCCGAGATCACTGTGCGTGTCCGTGTTCTGGAAGAGAAAGTCTCTGCGCTTTTCCAGATCGTCAATGATCGAGAAAAATAATGGCTATCAACCGCACAGATATGTCCAAGCAACTCAAGAGCGGGGGCCGGGTTCGCAAGACCGAGAAGGGCGCTGCGCTCAAAAGGTGGTTTAAGGAAGAGTGGGTCGATGTCCGTACCGGAAAGCCCTGCGGTCGTCAGGAAGGGGAGAAGCGAGGAACGCCGTATTGCCGCCCCAAGAAGCGGGTCTCCTCAAAAACACCGAAGACGGCTGGGGAAATGAGCGCAAAAGAAAAGCGTTCGAGGATCAGACAGAAAGCGAAACTGGGGCAACCGGCTGGTAAGCCTCGCAGAGTCGCCCCCCTGAGGAGAAAAAAGCGTGGCTAGTAGGGTAAAAGAGGCCGCTTGGCACCCAATTCCCATCAAAAAGAAGACTTCGATAGGGAATAGTGTTCGTTCACGGCCAAAAAACAAAAGCAAACTTAGGAATTGGAAGAAATACAACGGTCAAGGGCGCTAATTGGGCCATTTTCCGTTTTTTTCTCGGTCCAATCCAGAACCCTAGCGTGACAGATTAAGGAAGACCATCCCGGTTTCCTTCAGAAACTCCCGTTTCATAGTAGAAAAACGCAGGACCATAGCGGTTAACTCCGGGGAATACTGCATGGCCCGCATCTCTGCATGGTGAATCCACCACTCTCTGGGTTTCAGGTTCAGGTGTCCCGGCATGGGAACCTGACTCGCGGTCATGATGAGGATGCGACCGGCATTGCCGCAGATGGTATCTAGGAATTTACCGGCGTGTTCTTCCGGTATGTGTTCTGCTACCTCAATAGACCAGACCACATCAAATGGTTCCGGGAAGGCCACAGGAGCCTTGCAGAGGTCTATCAGAGCGATGTTTGGGGGTCCGAGTACCTCAGGGTCCACATCGATCCCAAACGCCTTAAAACCGGCTTTCTGGGCCGCTATGACCTGTCCTCCTACACCGCACCCCACATCTAGCAGGGTGCGGCATCCGAAGGTCTTCAGGAGGGACAGGGTGCCTACGTCAACATGGGTGACGTTGTGGTGTCCTCCAGCATAGATCGGGGTCTGGTAGCTCATTCGAGTGTCTTCAGTTCTGCGGCCAGTGAGGCGTATCCTGCCATGTCGATGTAGTCGTCTTCGTTGAAGCTGCCGTGCTGTGTTCTGGCGACCTTCTGAAGGAGGTTAAGCATCGCAACATCGCTTTCGCTGATCGGGCCATTTCTGCCATGCAGATAGATGTTCCAGTAGCGCGAGATGTCTGCAAACAGGGCGGATGGGTTGCCGTGGGTTCCCTCCCGGTCTTGAGTAACCAAACGTAGTGCCCGCTCAAGGATTTCCTTGCGGATCATTTTGACTCCATTTTATGAGTTGGAAGTTTTCGAGTGGTATTGCTGCGACTGGTTCTACGTCTTGCCAGTCATTGCGGTCAACTCTGCCGCCCTTTTCGTAGCTGAACTGGTTGCACAAATTGACAAATCCCAGTGAATCAGTCCAGCGCACGAACAGGATTGACGGCAGGGCCGTGGTTTGGGTCAGGCGTCGTGCGGCCAGAATCTTGTCGAGAGAGATGATGTAGGTAGGGTACCTTTTCATCTCGTTCTTGCGGCATTTGATTTCGATCCAAGATCGTATCTCTGAACCCCTGACTGCTGCGTAATCCAGTCCGTACTTTATCGGCAGCTTCATCATTTCTGATTTGTACAGCTTGCCGAGATGGTCGGCGACCTGACGTTCGTTCGTCAGATCACCGGCCCGCTCATAGAGCGGCCTCATGGGATAATCCTTTCTTCAATGCCCGTACCCTAATTGTAGCACAAGGCTTGGGAATGGTGAACCACTTTTTGTAAAAAAAATAGAAGAAGACGGTGGCTTACTAAGACAAGAAGGCTGCTGCGGAATAGAGACTGTGCTATGATTGGGGATGTCCAAGTTGTTTCGAGGGGACTGGGTCAGCAGGCTGATCCAGATTGTTACCGGCGCGTCGGCAGCCATTGGCGGCGTGTGGGTTGTCATCGATCAACTTGGCCTCCTTCATGGAGACATCCTCACTTGGCACCCGGAGTACTTCGAGATTTCCGATGGCCCGGTGAGTGGGGAGTTTCAGGTTTCGGTAGCGCGGGAGAAGCACCGGGACGACTGCACTGTGGAGGACTTCGTGGTCGATGTCCGGGACAGCAAGAACATCATTCACAAGGCTACGCCCTCGATTTCAAAGTTCATGGGGCCAGCCACGCACCGCATCGATACCTTTGCCTACAGGATTACCATAGACAATCCGGGGGATGTCGCTCCCGGCGAGGCCACCCTAGTCGCCTACATCTACTACGACTGCCCCGAAGGGAAGGTAATCGTCAACTACCCGGATCATCCCAATACACGGTTTGACATACGCGAAGATTAGTGTATCTTGGTTCTGTCAATAATCCAGATCAGCACCGACGGTGAACGAGCCATTTGACACGAATAGCACCCCTGTAGAGCGAGCCAATTTCGCAGAAAAGCATCTACGACGAGCGAGCCATTTGACACGAAGAGCAGATCTATAGAGCGAGTCTTTTGGAGGAGTCCCTTGAAGGCCAGAATCCACGTTAATCAGCACATCATTCGGTCGAACAGAAAATCCGGCCTCAAGGAACCTACCCTGACGATCAAGACCAGCAGGAAAAACATCAAAGCTAACCGCGTGAACATCGATGGCCCGTGCCAAATCGTCTACAGCCCGGAAAAGCCACTCTCCTGCGGAGCAACAGTCTGGATCGAAACAGACACAAGACACATCCAGCAAGTCGATCATCAAGAACCCCAATGGGATGTGGATCGAGAGGTTCAGGAAATCTTGGGCTTGGGTTCCGACTAGTGCTATAAAATAGGGATGTACGGCATCCGATCATTGCAGAATGGGGGCGCTCCCAAAAAACTTGGGAAAGCGGAAAAGTACATTCCACCGGAGTTGCGCCCTCAGGCGGGTGCTTTGGTGGACTTGATTAAATGGATCAAGAGCAATCCCTATAGAGCAGCCCGTGACGTGGCAGAGAGCTTCGGCCCACAGGCGGACATCAAGGGGATGGTTGATTCATCGCAGAGCGCGATGGAGAATCTCCGGGAGGGGAATATCGGCGCTGGCTTAACCGACATGGCCTACGTCCCTGCGAACATGGCGACGTTGTTTTTGCCGGGGTCTGCAAGTGGCATGCGCCGCGCCGCAGAAGGCTTGGGTGGTGGTGTAGGAAAGAAGGCCGACGACCTCCCGATGGACGAAGCCTCCCGCATGGCACAGGCTAGGGGGGCAGGTGTGCCAGAGATGATAACTAACAACCCCGGAGCCAAAGACCCTGATTTCTACGGCGAAGGTGGGTGGCTTGGCAGCAAAATAAGGGATGCGGCAGAGAGGCGCGCCAATGCAGCGCCGGACACGGTTGATGCAACGCTTGGCGGCACGGACGGGGTAACAGGCTATTTCAAGCAACCACTAAGAGTCCGCCCCGAGGCCTTGCGCGACATCAAGGGCGCGATGGGTGAGGAGCGTTTCCGGGATGGCGAAAAACTGCAACGGCTTCGCGAGAGCATCAAACGGGAGGGCTACAGGGATGACAGCCCTATTTCGATTGCCGTCAGAGAGGACGGTACTCCGTTTGTCCTTGAGGGCAATACCCGTATTCAGGAGGCGATAGAGTCTGGACGGCCCAGCATACAGGTTGAGTTAAGATATTTGCGCGGCGCAGAGGACGTTGACGGCCCCCTATCGCCGGACAAATTGCCGGATTTTCTGGCACCGGACGATTTACGAGCCTCAGAAAGAGCGCAAGAAGCGATTCGCGGACAAGCAGAC